CCCGCAATAATGCGGGGCACTGCGGATTCTCACGAATGAGTCCGTTGTACTTTCACACTCCTAGTAACCAATGAGGAACTCATGGCGTCTAAAAGCAGAACGCGCGAACGCGATCTTGCTGATAGAAGTGGGGGAGGTTCGAAAACCTCTGTCTACGACTTCTATTACAAAGGAAGCGTCTTAACTTCCAATGTGTCGTCGACACCCACAGCGGACTATCCGCCAGGACATGAGTATAACTCTGATAAGGTGACAATAACGGGACCCTACCGACCGCAAAGTCTAACTATAACTAAGCGGTTTGGTGTTCCCGCCAGCCTGAGTGGATCGATAGATACCGGTCCAATCGTAACTGGCGCAAGGTACATAACTAAGTACCAAGGTTATTACGGCCCTCGTAACGGATCCATGTGGAACACAGGGATCTCTACGTACCAGTTGGAGGACCCGAATTATTGGCTGTCCGAGTTTCTTGCTCGGACAAATCCAATTAAACCGGTCCACAACATTCCGTTGTTCCTTTGGGAACTTCAGGAATTTCCCCAACTTCTTCGACATTATGGAGACATATTGTCAGGAAGGGGGTCTGGTAGTCCTAGCGATGTCTGGCTAGCTTTCAACTTCGGTTGGAAGCCCCTATTTTCCGATCTGGTAACTTTGCTTACTTTTGCAGAGAAATCAGAAAGGCATTTAGGTAAACTAGTCAACGCTAAGTCTCAGGGACGTGAGGCGCGAGTCCTGCATAGGAATCGAACCTCGTCAACTGTTGTATCGTCGTTCGAATTTGAAGGAACCAGACATCGAATCCATGATGCGAGGAACCTAAAAGTTTGGGCGACAGGCCACTGGGTTTTAAACGACCCATATAGGGTGGCTGAGATACAGCAGCTTCTTAGCTCAGCGGAGGGCAGAGTGTCCTACGCCAGAGCTCGGATGGGCTTGCGAGTCAATTACGCAACAATATGGAATATGATCCCATGGAGTTGGGTAGTTGATTATTTGGGTAACATCGGGAATATCCTGGAGAATGCCGACAACAATATCGGTGTTTCTCTTAAGGACGTTTCCATAATGATATCCGATCTCGCTAAAGAGACTTCGGAGCCAATCTTTGTTCCGAAGGGACTCTCGTATCGACCGCACCAATTCTTTCGTGTGCGGAAGACGCGCCAAACCTACTCAGAGCCGACTCCTTTGTTCTCAGCACGCCCAATACTTACGTGGGCTCAGCTGGGAAACTTGGGAGCGTTGGTTACTGCTGGGCGCATACGCGCCCGGTACTAGAACTGAGCGCTGTGAAGCGCCCACTTCCCCTAGAAGGATAACAAGCTATGTTTGCAGACCCACTACAGATCACCTACAACGCAGTCGTGAAAGACTTGCCGAAGGTGAACCAAGATAATCGAAGTGGTGAGTACTACTTCGATGACGGTACGATCAAGTTCCAGATTTCCATTGACCATACGGTCCCTGGAACTGGCCAATCCAACGAAAGCCACCTCATCCGCTTGGATGCCTCGTTTTACGACGGGGACGGTGTGTTTCTTCGAAGGGTTGGAGCTTGGCTCGCCACCAAAACATATGATGGCGAACAAGTAACCGCTGATTCTGATTACGTCGTCTCGGCCCTGGTCGGGCTGTTGACGGCGGGCAACATCGACAAGTTGCTCGGCAGAGAGAACTGAGTTCTCAATGTCTAATCAGCTGCTGTTATTGATCGCGGTGTATACCGTGGTCATGCTCTTGGCTCTGCTGGGTTCCCTACGAAAGTAGGGTGACCACCCAGTGGATGGCCTGCATACTGTGTCAAAACCCCGAAAGGCGTTAAAATGACTAAGTATGACATAGCTTGCGGACCTCTCTACGCTGTCTTAGACGACATCGTAGCGTGGGATGCAAGCGTTTATCGAAACACCAAATGCGACATTGCTTCTTTGCAAGATCGCGTAAGGACCAGAGGATTGAGGGTTTTGCTTAGCGACCTACCCAAGTTTGGGAAAGAGCTAGACAGATCCTTGTCCAATGGTTACCTTGATATATCAGCTGATGTATCAAGGAGTCTAGGAGGGACCCCCGGTGAGCCGCCCATCTTTAGGGCACTCATCGGCAAGGTCTTCGACGTCGAGACGTCCTCCTTGGACCGTTTCGATAACTTTCCGTGCCCGATTCTATATGATCCGGACCCAACAGCTGTCGCATTCTTGCGGCAGCTCTTGTATATGTACAAGAAGTTGGAGGTTCCTTGTCCACAAGTTAATGTGGACCAAGAGGCTCAGAAGTTCTTCGATATCGATGAGGAACTTCGTATCCCGAGCCTTCGGTGGGGAACCCATGATCCGACCATATGGTTGAGGGATCTTGGCAATAGACATGGACATCTCTCTTTCCTTGGAGAGATGGCCACTGAGGACTTTTCCAGCCAAGGGTGCACGCACCCAAGGCTAAGGCGAGTCCTGCGTACGTTGGATAGCGTATGCTCTTTGGTATCATCGAGGTTTCCTTCATTGGAGCCCGAAGACATCATGCCAAGACACGGGCCTGGAGCTGTAGCTGATTTGCCTTCTGGGAGCGATAAGTATTCGCTTCCAGTATGGACGAGGAAACTCGACCATGTCTTTTCTGAACCGTACTTCGCGTATAGTTCGGAAGAGTGGGCTAATCAGATGCCAGTTGAGAGAGA